CTCCAGACCCAGATCAATAACATCTACCCCAGCCAGACGGGCAACGCGGGTAAGTTCCTGACCACCAACGGCACGATAGTGTCGTGGGCCTCTGTGGCGGGTGGCCTGTCGTACCAAGGCACTTGGAACGCTAGCACCAACACTCCGACGCTGGCCTCTGGCGTGGGCGTGAACGGCTACTACTACATTGTGGCCACGGCAGGCTCGACCAACCTAGACGGCATTACCGATTGGCAGATTGGCGACTGGTTGATGTTCAACGGCACGGTCTGGCAAAAGATCGACCAGTCGAACTTGGTGACCTCGGTCAACGGGCAGACGGGTGCGGTTAGTCTGACGACGACCAACATCAACGAGGGTACGAACCTCTACTATACCGACACAAGGGCGCGGGCCTCGGTTAGCGCTGGGACTGGGATCAGTTATAGCAGCGCGACAGGTGTGATTACGAACAGTGCCCCGGATCAGACGGTGAGCCTGACTGCTGGCACCGGCATCAGCACAAGCGGAACGTACCCCAGTTTCACGATCACCAACAGCGCGCCCGACCAGACGGTGGCGTTGACGGGTGCGGGCACGACGGCTGTCACGGGCACCTACCCCAACTTTACGATCACCTCAAACGATCAGTATGTGGGTACGGTCACGAGCGTGGGCGGTACGGGCACGGTCAACGGCATTAGCCTGTCGGGCACGGTCACCTCGTCGGGCAACCTGACACTAGGTGGCACACTTTCTGGTGTTGATCTGACCACCCAGGTCACGGGCACGCTGCCGATTGCCAATGGCGGCACGGGTCAAACGACTGCGAATACTGCATTTAATGCACTTGCGCCTAGTCAAACGGGCAATTCAGGCGAGTATCTGACGACAGACGGCACGAATACTTCCTGGGCACCGATTGTTGCTGGCGCATCGTTGTCTAACGACACTAGCACGGCTAGTAACCTTTTTCCGCTGTTTGCCTCAGCCACCTCCGGCACACCTACAACGATATTTACCAGCAACGCCAAGCTGCTCTACAAGCCCAGCACGGGTGAGTTCAGCGCCACAGTGCCCCGCGCCAGCAACGGCATTTTTGTGAATACGCAGGCGATTGCGGCTGATTACACGATTGCCGCCACGGACAATGGGATGAGCGCGGGGCCGGTTTCTGTTAATAGCGGCATCACGGTGACGGTTTCTTCTGGCTCAACATGGACGGTGGTTTGATATGGCTGTAACAATTAACGGAAGCACGGGCATCGCTGGCGTCGCTGGAAGCGCCGGGACGCCTGCTGTCCAAGGCGCGGACGCCAACACCGGCGTCTTCTTCCCTGCTGCTGACACGATTGCGTTTGCTGAAGGCGGCGCGGAGGTGGCGCGGTTTGATAGCTCGGGGAACTTTGGCATCGGGACGAGTTCGCCAGCATACAAATTGGATGTGCAGGGCGGGAACATAAGGAATCTTATAGAAGCCTCTCGGGGGGGTTTACAGTTATTTGCTTATTCGTCAGCTCAAACGTATGACGCCCCTCGTATAGAAACATGGAGGGCTAGAGGAACTGCGGCATCGCCTTCTGTTGTTTCATCCGGCGATGAATTATTCAGCCTTCAATGTTCTGGCCGGAACGCAAACTCAGCATGGACATACGCAGGCGGCATTTTTATGTACGCCACTGGAACGGTTACCGGTTCCAATGTCCCGTCATACATTAGTTTTGAGACAAATAGTGGCAGTGCCGGTGCCGAACGCGCCCGCATCGACACCAGCGGGAATCTGCTGGTGGGGAAGACTTCAACCAGTTCAACTGCAACAGGCGTTATTGCATACGGATCAAGCGCAGCAGATCACGGGATGATTTCCGTTGCTCGCGGTCCTAACGCAACAATGATTGAGTTCCGTACTACGGCAACTGGCAACGTGGTTGGTCAAATTTCTCAGAACGGCACTAACACCACCTATTCAACATCTTCTGATTACCGCCTTAAAGAAAGCATCCAGCCTATGACTGGTGCGCTGGCTAAGGTGGTTGCACTCAAGCCTGTGACTTACACATGGAAAGCAACAGGCGAGGTTGACGAAGGCTTCATCGCCCATGAGCTGCAAGAGGTCTGTCCGTCTGCTGTGATTGGCTATAAAGACGCGTCGCCGCGCTGAAAGGAGCACAAGCATGAGCCTGAAACTAAACTCCTCCGGCGGCGGCAGCGTCACTCTGCAAGAGCCGAGTACGGCGAGTAACCTGACGCTCACGTTGCCTGATGCGACGGGGACGATTGCCGTCCAGGGCGGCGCGGGTGTGGGCAAGGTGTTGCAGGTGGTGAGTACAAACTACAACACAAGAACCTCATTCACCAGCACCACCACACTTGCAGACATAACTGGAATGACTGTAACGATTACGCCAACAAGCACAACCAGCAAAATTTTTGTATTGGTAACTCTTTCTTTTAACGCACCTGGCGGTCAAAACGTGGCTTGCATCTTAAATAGAAACGGAACTAGGTTAGCAGAAGGTGCAGCAGGAGAAACAACTTTTATTGGCATGGCAACCGCTAACAGTAATAATTATTGGTTGTTGTCAGCGTCTAACAGTTATTTAGATTCGCCCGCATCTACTAGCGCACTAACGTACAAATTGCAAGCGAAAGCCGTTGAAGTAACATCAAGTTGGGTCATAAATGGAACTGTAAGAAATGCTGTTAGTGACCCCAATGGATCGTCAACAATTACAGTCATGGAGATAGCCGCATGAACGATATAGCAATATTCAAATTGTATCCATCGGTTGTTTCAATTGAAGGCGGTAAAATTGCAAGAGATATTCACAACAACGAAGTAATAATTGACCAAGCGTTAGTAAACGCTTGGGTCGATCCCAACGCATACAAAGACAAACGCGCCGCAGAGTACCCGTCCATTCCTGACCAGCTTGACCTGCTGTATCACGGCGGCATGGACGCATGGAAGGCCGCGATCCAAGCGGTGAAAGACAAGTATCCCAAGGGGGCAGCATGAGTCTCGTAAAAGCAAACACCTTCCAAGACGCTACCGGTGGCAGCAACGCTGTCTTCAGTGGCGTGGCCTCGCCGCCTAATAGCATGGGGTTCCGTAACCGCATCATCAACGGCGATATGCGGATCGACCAGCGGAATAACGGGGCGAGTGTGACTCCAAACCTGCTTTCTTACCCAGTGGATCGGACTTTTGGGTTTGGTTCGGTAACAGGCAAATTTTCTTGCCAACAAAACTCCGGAGGCGTGACCCCGCCAGCAGGGTTTACAAACTACATTGGCGCTGTTTCTTTGTCTGCGTATTCAGTTCCCTCTGGAGAGCAGTACATTTTCGGGCAGCCAATTGAGGGGTTAAACGTTGCTGATTTGGCATGGGGCACTGCTAACGCGCAAGCGGTTACCTTGTCGTTTTGGGTTCGCAGTTCACTGACCGGAACATTTGGCGGCTCTTTGCAGAATAGCGCCTTTAACCGCAGCTATCCCTTTTCGTACACCATAAGCGCTGCCAACACTTGGGAATACAAAACCATCACGATTGCTGGTGACACTAGCGGAACTTGGCTGACAACAAACGGCGTTGGCATCCGATTGGGCTTCAGTCTTGGTGCTGGTTCCACTGTGTCAGGAACTGCGGGTGCGTGGGCGGGGTCTAACTTTGTATCAGCCACCGGCGCAACCAGCGTAGTCGGCACCAACGGAGCCACCTTCTACATCACCGGCGTCCAGCTTGAAGCAGGCTCAGTGGCCTCGCCGTTTGAGCGCAGGGACTACGGGCGTGAGTTGGCGATGTGCCAGCGGTACTGTCAAGTTGCTGGCGGCGGCGCAAGTGGTCAATGGTGGAGTGCCGCATCACCAGAAATGGGTATCACATTTGCAGTCCCATTTAGGTCTGCGCCTACTTATACGATGTTTACAACAAGCGTTTCGGTTTCAGAAATTGCAACAGCAACTAGAACATCAGTAACAGCGGCGGCACAAGGTGGAACTTTAACAATCAACGGCGGTAATGTGCGTATTGATGGGTTTACAGGAGCCACTCAGTTTCGTGGTGCATTGTGTCTTACAAACTGTTTTCTTCTTGTAGCGGAGCTTTAATATGTATCAGCTTGTAAATGATTTTCAATGTATAAAGCGCATTGCCGACAACGCCTTCATCCCCTTCGACCCGCAAAATCGCGATTACGCTGAGTACCTCGCGTGGCTGGCTGAAGGCAACACGCCCCTGCCTGCTGAGGAATAATCATGGACACGATTGACATGACTGCCGCCAAGCTGATGACGCATGAAGAGATCTGCGCCGTCCGGTACGAGCAGATCAATGCTCGCTTGAAACGCATTGAAGGCATCCTGCTCAAAGTCGCGGGGGTAATGATTTTGTCAATGGCGGGCGTCATCTGGGCAAGTTTGCTGCGGCATTAACGCTGGCCCTCCTCGCGCAACAGCCTCCACCAAAGCCGGTTGAGTACGAGTGCGTGCGGTGGATGTACGAAGACTATGTGAAGTTCAAAGTGGTTTGCTTGCAGTGGAGGAAGAGAAATGCTTGACTGGTTCTTTGCCTTCTTGCTTGCAAGCATTATTTTGGCGGCTGTACTGGCGTTGATTAAACTTGGATTTTGGGTGCTATGGATCCCATAACAGCATTCGCTGCCGCCCAGGCTGCGGTCGCTGGCATCCAGAAGGCCATCAAGCTAGGCAAGGACATCAACGGTCTGGTGGGTGAGTTCGGCAAGTTTTTTGACGCGAAGGATGTCGTCCAGAAGGCGGCTAACGACAAAGCCAAGAAGGGCCAGTCAGATACCGGCAAAGCAATGGAGATTGTCATGCAGGCCAACGCCCTGCGCGAAGCAGAGGAGCAGCTCAAGCATCAGCTTGTCTATGGCGGCTACCCTGAGCTGTGGGAGATGATGCTCAAAGAGCGGATGAAGATCAAACAAGCGCGGGCGACTGCTGAAAGAGCGGCGCTGATTGAACGCAAGCGCGTTGCGGGTCAGAGGCTTTTTATAGCTCAGATTGTTGGCGTTGTACTGACAGTGTCCATTCTTGGCACAATCGTTATTTTCATTATTAGACAGGCAACCCGTGACACCTGAACTCCAGAAATATTACGAAGAGCGCTTTAGTATGCTTTCCCAGCAGGGTTGGATCGACCTGATGGAGGATGTTGACAAGATGGTAGAGTCTCTCAATAATATTGGCGCAATTGCAGATGAAAAGACTTTACACTTCAGGCGAGGTGAATTGTCAATTCTGATCTGGCTGAAAAACCTCAGAGGGGTCAGCGAACAGGCTTACGAGGAACTAAGTGAAAAGAATGTATGAATTTGTCTGCGAATGCGGACAACGCACAGAGTCATTGACAGATTATGAGTCGGTCAGTGTTATGTGCAGATGCGGGGGGTTCGCCTCCCGTGTCATCAGCGCACCAAGCATTAACTTGGAGGGGTGGTCTGGCGATTTTCCTTCTTCTTGGGGGAAATTTGACAAAAAGCACCGTGACAAGTTAGCGCAAGAGCGCAAAGCCAACGCATAAACAGCAATGTCGCGTTGATTCTCCTACAACCGAAAAGGCAGGAACCCGTATGTTGGTTGACAAAGAAAACGAAGAGCTTGGCGAGTTGGAAGTCGAAGAACAGAAGTCCGAACTTCCTGAGAAATACAGGTCGAAAAGTTTGGAAGACGTTGTGCGAATGCACCAGGAGGCTGAGAAGCTGATTGGTAAGCAGGCCCAGGAGGTCGGCGAAGTTCGCAGATTGGCTGACGAGCTCCTCAAGCAAAACCTCGAATCTAAGCAACCCGCTACACAAGTAGAGCCGGAAATAGATTTTTTTGAGAACCCGCAAAAGGCGGTGCAATCGACAATCGACAAGCATCCTGATGTGCTCGCCGCCAGACAAGCTGGCCTAGAGTTCAAAAAGATGCAGATTCAACAAAAACTGTCAAAAGAGCATCCTGACTTCGCGCAAATCGTGAATGAATCAGGATTCCAAGAATGGGTAAAAGCATCACCTATTCGAGTTGGACTTTATGCTCGCGCTGACGGCGACTTTGACTACGATTCGGCGAATGAACTGCTGTCTACCTATAAAGAGTTGCGCGGCACCAAAGCCCAACAGTCCGAAAAAGCGTCAGACGCTACTCGAACTAAGAGCATGAAGGCGGCGCAAGTTGATGTAGGTGGAAGCGGCGAGAGTTCTAAAAGAGTTTATCGCAGGGCAGATGGAGAATTAACATGGCATATCCTACCCCGCAAGTAACTAACACTACCGCAGCAACCTTCATCCCTGAGATTTGGTCTGACGAGATCATTGCCAGCTACAAGAAAAATCTTGTGATGGCAAACCTTGTCATGAAGATGAATTTCAAGGGCAAAAAAGGTGATGTGGTGCATATCCCCGCACCCACCCGTGGCTCTGCATCTTTGAAGGCATCGTCTACGGCTGTCACCCTGATTGCTGATACCGAGTCCGAAGTGCAAGTGAGCATCAACCGCCACTTTGAGTACAGCCGTTTCATTGAAGACATCACCGAGGCACAAGCTCTGGCATCTCTGCGCCAGTTCTACACTGCTGACGCTGGTTACGCTTTGGCTCGCGCTGTGGATAGCGACCTGATCAACCTGGGTCGCTCGTCAAACGGTGGCGCTGGCACTAACGCCTACGCAACCGGCGCGTTCATTGGTGGTGACGGCACGACGGCTTACGTTGCTGCAAGCAACAACGAAACCGCTCTGACCGATGCTTCCATCCGTCGCACGATCCAGCGTCTGGACGACAACGACACTCCGATGGATCAGCGTTTCTTCATCATCCCCCCGTCCAGCCGTAACACGTTGATGGGTCTTGCTCGCTACACCGAGCAGGCGTTCGTGGGTGACGGCAACGCCATCCGCAACGGCGAGATCGGCAACCTGTACGGTATCCCTGTTTTCACCACTAGCAACGCTGACACCACTTCTGGTTCTGCCGCTGCGCGTGTGTGCTTGATGGGCCACCGCGACTCGATGGTGCTGGTTGAGCAGATCGCTGTTCGTTCGCAGACTCAGTACAAGCAGGATTACCTGTCCACGCTGTTTACTGCTGACACGCTGTACGGTGTTGCTGGTCTTCGTAACGCCGCAACTGTCGGCGCTGCTAAGTCGGCCTCGCTGTTTGCACTGGTTGTTCCGGCCTAATGAATCCCCCCTGGCCACAAGCCGGGGGGCTTCTTTTTAAGGAGATATAAATGGCTGCTGCTACCGCTGTCACTTCCCGTCGCGGGAATGACCAGTTCCGGGGGATCTATTCGGATACCTGGGCTGTCTCTTGCACCTTGAACTCGGCCTCCGTGGCTGATCAAGGCGCTGCCACTGACACCGTAACCGTCCCTGGCGTTGCCTTGGGCGACATGGTGCTCGGTATGTCTGCTGGCGTGGACGAGGCGGGCCTTGTTCGCCGCGCCTACGTCTCGGCGGCTAACACCTAACCATTGCTACCACTAACACCACTGGCGGCGCTGTCGATCTCGCATCGACAACCGTCAAACTGGTTGTGGCCCGCATGGTGTAAACAGCAGGGGGCCACAAGCCCCCTGTTTTTTAAGGATTTAAATGGCAACATTTCGCTGCCTTCAGAGTGGCAACACGGTGACTTTTACCCAGCAAGTTGACATCGATTCAATGCGCGGTCATCAAGGTTATGTGCGAGTCGATGAGATTGAGCCGGTGCAGCCTGAAACAAGACCGTTGCCTATGGCCCCGCCCCCTCAGCGAGGTCGGCCTCGTAAACCGTTAATCAACTAAGGATTCGATATGTACGGCAAAGCACCCAAAATGTCTAAAGCGCCTGCCAAAAAGGGCGGCACTCCGGTCACCATCATGGTGGCTGTTGGCAAGCCCAAGCTGCCAATGCGCGGCCAGCGCACGATGACCAACAAGATGACCCGAGGCAAAAAATGAAGACCAAGGCTGAGAAGAAAATCAGCAAGGTCATGCGCGAGTACAAGGCTGGGGAATTGACCTCTAACAAGAAGGTGGTCAAGAATCCCAAGCAGGCTATCGCCATTGCCTTGAGTCAGGCAGGAAAGGCGAAGAAAAAATGAAACCCGGTCTTTACGCCAACATCAATGCCAAGCAAGCGCGGATAAAAGCTGGCTCTGGCGAGAAGATGAACAAAGTCGGCTCCAAGGCCGCGCCCACTAACGCGGATTTTAAGAAAGCCGCCAAGACTGCCAAGAAGCCAAAGCGATGAGCAAAACGGCCACACACTACCTGCCGGATGGGAAAGTCTACAAAGGCCCGATTCACAAGGAAGGCGGGGTCTTGATGACGGGCGCAAAGCACACGGCGCAAAGCAAGACCCTGACCCACACGCCGCCCAAAAAGGCGAAGAAATGAAGACACCAG